GAGTTGAATAAGTTAACTTACCATCAGACCATCCTCCAGCTCCTAAGTAACCTGTCATTACCTCTTCATAAGGTCTTTTATATGGGTCTTTACCCATATCTATAATAGTTATAGATCCATTAAAATTATTATCAACTAATTTAGTAGCAGCATTTACTCCTGCTACACCTGCTCCTACAATTACTACATGTTCTTTCATTTAGATTTGAATTTAATTTGTTATTAATATACGAAAAAAAAGTGTGACCTCCAACAAGGAGGCCACAGCTCTCAAATTTATTTTATATAATCGCTCGGCTATGAATCGAGCTGTAAGTTTTGTTTTTTAATTTATACTATATTTTTTAATATTCCTACTATATCTTTTCCTTTCAAAATTGATTTTAATCCCGGAAGTGCTGCAGAAACTACTTGTGATCGTTTTAATGCTGTAAATGCTTCTTTTCCTGCTTTTAACCCTAATGCTAATAACAATAGAATAAATAAACCATTTGTTATTAGATTTTTTTTCTTTTCATCCTTTACAAATTTCCCAACTACAAAGTCAATCGGAGACTTAAATTTTTCTTCTAACTCATGAGTAAATTTTTCAATTTTTTCTGCTGCATCTGCACCTTTTCCAAAATTATATTTCTTAAAAATTTTACCTACATATTTGGCTAAAATATTAGTTAAGGTAGTTCCAGCTAAAATTGTTGATATAAGACCCGCAACTTCTTTTAAGTCTTTT